ACTAACAGTAGTATTATTAATACTAAAGTCGCCTAGGAGGTTTGCGTCCGGTGCGCTGATAACTCCATCGACTATAGTAATACTACTGCCATCAACTTTAACTCCACCAAGTACAGTGGTACTAGCAGTGGGCAACACATAGTCGCCTGCTTCAGCATTTAGTACACCATCAACTATGGTTAAGTTTGAGCCAACTTTGACGCCACCTAGCACTGTGTCAGTAGCAGTGGGTAGAACATACGAATTACCTGCACTCAATACGCCATTACCATCTATACTTAAATTTGCGCCAACTTTTACGGCGCCTAATACGGTATCTGATGCAGTAGGTAGTATGTATATACTTTCGGGACTGGCATCTACCCAATAACTGTCGTAGTAAACGTATAGTCTTCCGTCTGTACTATCGTACCACAGTGCGCCTTCAGCAGGATCTACCGGAGGCGTTGTGCCAGAACTAGTTTGCCCTAATGCGGTTAGATTAATTACATTACCTGCATCGTCGTATTCTACGGTAATTCCGGTGTGTACTCCGTTGGTAAACATTGCCGCTGCATAATCTTGTGCTAATTCCGTTAGTGCTTCGGTGCCTAACGTGCCGTACAATTCATCAAAGTTTCCATTGATTTTTGCAAAGGCATCACGGATAATGTCTCCGTCTTTCGCGTTAGGGCCTGACCCTAAATTTATCGTTCGTTTTGCCATAATTCGTCCTGGGCTCCAATTTACTTGTATTTATCGTACGCTAAATATAATACTATGCCACGCTTATCACTCTACCGCCCACAAAAAGGGGCAGATTACAAGTTTATTGACCGCACAGTCTACGAGATGTTTCAAGTAGGCGGTGTCGATGTCTTATTACACAAATATATCGGCCCACAAGATCCTACTGATCCTAACAAGGCCATGGGAGAAACTACTATTCAAGACGTTTTGTTTCTGGAAAACAGAGACAGAAAGTACGATGCAGACATTTATAATCTGCGAGGTGTATATAGTGCGCAGGACACGGACTTTAATTTAAGTCAATTCGGACTATTTTTACAAAATGATACAGTGTTTTTAACTGTTCATATCAACAATAGTGTCGATACTATTGGTCGTAAAATTATGTCTGGTGATGTTGTTGAACTTCCTAACTTAAAAGATGAGTATGCTCTAAACGATTTCAAAAGTGCGTTAAAAAGATTCTACGTTGTTGACGATGTTAACCGTGCAGCAGAAGGATTTTCCGTAACTTGGTATCCTCATCTATATAGACTTAAATTAAAACCCATAGTTGACAGTCAGGAATTTAAAGATATTCTTACTCGTCCCGAAGATGAAGACACATTCGCTGGCGATTTTGACAGCACCAAGATATATTATTCTGGAGAAGTTATTCGATATAACGGAACGCTGTATGTAGTTAAAGATTCTGTCGGACTAGTGGGTACACAATTAGTGCCGCCTGATCCAACTGCATGGGCAACATACACAGATACTACTGTTCGAGACATGATGAGTACTTACAGTAAAGAAATGCAAATCAATAATGCTATTCTTGCTGAAGCAGAAAGTGATGCAGCACTCAGCGGCTACGAAACTAGTCATTTTTATACCCTATCAGTAGATCCTGAGACTGGGAGACCTGCTGTTAATACCGTCGATACATCGGAAAATGTTGCATCAACTTTTGATATATCTGATGTTAATAAACCTCCGGTTAGAGACGGCTATCAAGGATACTTATTGGGTGACGGTATTGCTCCTAACGGCCCGCTGAAAGGTACAACTACACAATTTGGATTTGGCATACAATTTCCCAAAGGACCTTTCCAGGGAGATATGTTCCTGCGTACAGATTATTTGCCCAACAGAATGTTTACATGGACGGGCGGTCGGTGGGTTAAACAAGAAGACAATGTACGTATGACATTGACTAACACAGATACTCGTCAAACACAAAAGACTTCGTTTATTAATAACACTGAAAGGTCGGGCATTGATAAAATTGCCAGCGATATTGTAAAAATAGACATAGATGGTAATGCAGTATTCACATCCGGCGAGCACACTGTAGATTTTCAGTTGCTACCAGTTGGTGCATACATTATTACTGATGTCGATTATCAGGCAGATTTAATAGTTGAAGTGTGGTTAAACGAGCAAAGTCGTGTCACTGCAATCACTGTGCTCAATCAGGAAGGCAAACTAGCATTTACTATAGACAATAAATTACTAGTGGCCACTGATGCACTTCCACAAAATCCCACATCATTGCGTTGGACCATATATACTTCAGTCGAGCAACGACAAAGTCTAAGTAAGGCATTACGCAAAATTAAACCACAGGCGGATATATAATGCAATGGTATTATGACGGTCAAATTAGACGCTATGTAGGACAAATCGTCCGTGCAATGAGCGGTTTTAAATATCAAGGAAGTGACGGCAAGCAGGTTACTGTGCCAGTAACCTATGGCGACTTAACTCGTCAAGTTGGTAATATTATTCGAGACAACAGCGAAAGTAAAATACCAAGTGCTCCTAGGATTGCAGTATATATCGCAGATTTAGCGCTGGATAGATCTCGACTAGCAGATGCAACTCACGTTAGCAAAGTACAGATTCGAGAACGTAAAAAAGTATTAGACAGTGCCGGAGAAGTTATCGGCTATGACCCGGTGCAAGGCACCGGGTACACTGTAGAACGATTAATGCCAACGCCGTTTAAGTTAACAGTAAAAGTAGATATTTGGAGTACCAACACTGACCAAAAATTACAAATTATGGAACAGATTTTAATGCTGTTCAACCCAAGTTTAGAGTTACAGACCACAGATAATTATGTTGACTGGACCAGTTTAACTGTTTTAGAAATCACAGGCATTCAGTTTAGCAGTCGTCAGATTCCGCAGGGCATTGACAGCGACATCGATATTGCTACTTTGACATTAGAAACTCCTATCTTTATTAGTCCTCCTAGCAAAGTCAAACGCCTCGGGGTTATTCATGATATCATTATGAATATCCATGACGAAAGTTATAGCCTAGATGTTACAGAAAAAATTAATATTAGTGGATTTGATATATTTGTTTATTATAACAATGATACCGGTCAATATTATGCAGAACTATTGAGTACAAAAGACATTGCGCTATTTCTCAACGACGATGCTGCTGCTGCGTGGAAGAAAATTGGAGGAGACTTAAACTGGTGTATATTATTTGATCAATATGCAGGTAAATTCCGTGCAGGATCTAGTCAAATTTTCCTTACACAAGTTAACGGCAATGATATTGTTGGTACACTTGCACTTAATCCTCTAGATGAAACCAAGTTAGTCATCAACTTTGATCAAGACACCTATAATACTAACACACTGATTGATGGTGTAGTTACTCGTGGTAATGTGGATGCCATCATTAATCCTGAAACATACAATCCGGGTGTGCCTATTGGTAACCCTAGATACTTATTACTCAATGATATTGCCAGTGGCGCTGCTGCTTGGAATAACTTTGTAGCCAGAGCCAACGACATTGTTGAGTGGGATGGAACACAATGGGCAGTTGTACTCGAGGCTGCTACCATCGATCAAGTTGTGTACGTCACAAACTTGCGCACGGGTGTGCAATACAAGTACGAAGACGGCGAGTGGACTCGTGCATTCGAAGGCGAATATCAGAAAGGATCTTGGCGCATTGTACTTTAAATAAGTACTTGCATGAAAGATCAGATTGTTTGTTCAGGCGCATTGTTCTACGCCAAGTCAACTAAACGTATTTTACTTTTACAAAAAGCCACCGGTAAACATAGAGGTACTTGGGGGCTTGTTGGCGGTACAAACATCGAGGGAGAGTCTGCATGGCAAGGGCTGCAACGAGAAATTGTTGAAGAAATTGGCAAGTCTCCATCTATCATAAAAACCATTCCTTTGGAAACCTTTGTTAGTAATGACAGTGTGTTTAATTTTCACACTTACCTATGTGTTATAGATGACGAATTTATTCCAATTCTTAGCACAGAGCATCAAGGATGGTCTTGGTGTACTATTGACAGTGCGCCAAGACCATTGCATCAAGGACTTAGGTCGAGTTTTTCAAGCAAGACTATAAGAACTAAGTTGCAAACAGTATTTGATATTATTGACTTGATATAAAAAATGCCCCGTAAGGGGCATTTTTGTTTACATACGTCCTACTACTACTTCAATAATCCCACTCTCTCCGTCAAAGTCTTCCAATGCTTTACCAATTACTTGGCCAAACTTTGGATCTTCTTCTGTACGAGCGTAGCCATTGCCTGCGGCAACCAGCATGTCACCTTTACGGATCTTACCAGTTACCTTACATGGTACACGACCTTGTAGTGCAATGGCCGCTACAGTTTCGCCTTGTAGTCCGTCGTTCATCAAGTGTGCTGGATTAGTAGAAACAACACCTGCTACACGGCGTGTACCGTCTGTAGCCAATGTAACTTCTGCGGCACCACCAAACATAACAACAGTTCCTGCTTCGTACTTAACATCACCTAAATAGTTTTCTGCCAAGTCAGCGAAACGTGCTGTTGTTGCTGTACCACGGAACAAGTTAGCATAAATGTCTGAACTTGCATCACGCAATGCAACTGTATTTGCAGCACTTGCAGTATTGCCAACAAAATCTGTTGTGCTTACACGAATATTAGTGGCTGATGTTGCTAAACCACTTAATGCCGCAGTAATAGTACCTGCGCTAAAGTTACCTGACGCATCACGTGCTACAACTTTGCTACCAGTGTTTGCGTTTGTAGCATCGACTGCTAGAGTACTTGCAGCACTACCATTGAATGTTGTTCCAACACTCCATGTTAAGAACGAACCTGCTGTCAGGCTGTTCAAGTTACTACCCAATGAAATACCAGAAATTGTACTGTTGGCTAACTTAGCATTAGCAATACTTCCTGCCAACATTGTGTTAGTTACACTTCCAGAATCGCCAGTTGTAACAATAGTACCGTCAACGTTTGGCACTGTTAATGTACGTGTTGTATTTGCAGCAACACTTGACAACTGGAAAGACATTTTCTTAGTATTATCAACGTCATCTTGGAATGTTGTTGAACTATCAGTGAATGTCTTATTAGTTAGGACTTGTGAACCCGTTAACGTAGCAACTGCACTTGAAATAGTAAGTGTACGAGCAGCACTACCGTTGAAAGTTGTGCCGCTGTCTAATGCTAAACCAGTACCGACTGTTAAGTTGTTGGCCAATGTGGCTGTAACTGTTACAGTATCGCCTAAGTTTACAACACTACCGTTTAGAGTAATAGTACTATTGGCTAACTTGCTGTTTGGAATACTTCCGGCCAACATTGCATTAGAAACTGTACCAGTATCATTTGTACCAATCAGTGTACCGCTTGTTGGTAAGGTAACACTAGTAGTGTTTGTTACACCAATTGTTGTATTGAACGCACCAGTGGTTGTTAAGTTACCAGCCACGGTGATAACCTTACCTGTGTTTGCAGCGCCAGTTCCACCATATTGTCCAGCAACTACTGTTGCAGTCCATGTTCCGCCTGTTAATGTACCAACGCTGGTTAAACTAGAACCAACCACAGCAGATCCAAGAGAAGTTGCACTTAGTACTGCAACGTTATTAATCTTGTAAGACTTACCTGTTATTAAGTTAGCATGTTCACTTAATGTCCAGTTAGTGTTTGTAACGTCCCATAAGATTGAATGGTCGGTTGTTCCTCGTAGAATAATACCGCCACCATCAGCAATAGCATTAGTTGGACTAACAGTATTTGCCAATTGGATTGCATTGTCTCTAATTGTTACAGTAGTTGCATTAATTGTTGAATTAGTACCGTTGAGTGTTAAATCTCCAGTGACTGTCAAGTTGTTTCTAATAGTGGTTGTACCACTAGCACTTGCACCGATTGTCAATGCTGTTGCAGCGCCTGCAAAGTTTACAGTAGTTGCCGTTGCATTTAACAAGTTAAATGTAGTTGCTGTAGTAGTAATGTCGCCACCGTTAACTGCGATGTCACCGCTGCTTGTGATATCAGTAGTTACGGCAATGCCGCCGGCTGCGGCTGCACCCAGAGTCAATGTACCAGCACTGTTAATTGTTACTGCGCTGGTAGATCCTGTTGGACTAAAGTTAATTGTCTGTTGGTTACCAGTAGCACTCAGGTTACCAACTAGTGTAGTTTGTACGCCTAGTGTACCAATTGTAGTAATGCCTGCTGGCTGGATACTTACAGTACCTACGCCACCTGGACTTAGAACAATAACAGCATTGTCACCAGTAATACTCAATGAACTATTAAAGTTGATAGAACCAGTAACACTTAAACTTCCACCTACGTACAAGTTCTTAGTAATGCCTGCGCCACCGATAACTTTCAATGTACCAGTAGATGCATCTGTGCTGTTTACATCACTGTTGAATAATGCGTTACCTGCGGTAACGCCGCCTGCCAAGGACAAATCTGCAACCCACGATGGAGTAACACCATTAGAACTTAGAACAGTGCTAATGCCGCCAACTGCTAACTGTGTTAGCGATCCGCCTGAACCTGCATATAATAAGTCGCCTTCTAAATAAGTCGTTAGTCCTGTACCACCTTTAAGTACTGGTACAGCCTTGCTGAAGTTATCTGGGTTAGTGTAGTATGTTCCAGGTTGTCCGCTTAAGAAGCCGGCGTCAATTACACCAGGTTTGATACTTACGTTACCTGTATCAACAGGAATATTGCTTGGCTTACCTACTGCAAACTGACTCTTATCAAATGACGCAACGCCTAAGTTACTAAAGTTAGGTGTTCCGCCGTCGCCGTCTACTTTATCAATATCAAGAATTGGTTGATTGTAATAAATTGTGTCAGCACCGTCTGCATAGTTATCGCCAGTTAGACTGATTGAACTTCCTGCATTTTTACGAATACCCTGTACAGCGTATGACCAAGAACTATCGCCACGCAAGAATGTTTGTGTATTAGCAGTGCCTGCACTGGCTAGTCTACTAGATGCAAATACACCAGATACAACGTTACTAGCATCTAAACTACTTACACTTACAGTTCCCCAGTTAATGGGCAGTCTGCTGCTGTTGTTAATTGTTGCATTAAATGCAACGTTCTGCACAGTCAATGTCGCACTTCCTGACCCAATGTCTGAGACTGCAACTTTAGATAATGTAGATCCGCCAACGCTGGCTAATGCATTTGCACGGCTAGTGTGTAATGTAAATGTATTTGTACTTACACTACCAACAAAATAGTATGATCCTGTACTTAATCCTGCTGGCAAGTCCGCGCCTTCTACAAGTACCGGATCACCTGCAGAAAATCCGTGTGCTGCCTTGTAGAAGAAACTTAAACTAGTAGAGCCAATAGTAACTACATTTCGTGTCAACGTGTGCGTACCGCTAGAACTTGAAGTTAGCAGTACTTGATCCGATGCTCCTAATGCATAGTTAGTGTATAATTCAACAGTGTTAAGGTCGATAACTTTAATAAAGTATCCACGATTATTAGTTAATCCACCAACACTAACGTTTGACTGATTACTGTAAATCAGTACATCGCTGTTGGTTAATCCGTGACCTGTTAAAGTAATACGACTAGTACCAGTATTAACATCGCCGCCGGCGCCTGTTGCGGCAGCATTAAAACTCAATGTGCTAAACGTTGCCAAGTTACTGATGGTAACAATTGGTGCATTATTATCTTCGAAAAAGTCGTTGACTGCTCCGGTTGCGTTAAACTTAGTTTTATTGCCAACTAAGTCAACATATAACCTAGTATCTGCACGGTTGGCAGTAATCTGGAATCCAGAGCCTGAGCCGCCAATTGATCCTGCACTTGCACTTAGCACACTGCTAGTTGTATAACCAGATCCGCCGCTGATAATTGTTACGTCTGTAACC